GTGTTTTTTCGCGCAGGTCGTGAACTTTCGACCCACCCCGGGAGTTATCCCCCCGCCCCAAGCCACCTGATCAGGTCGCGGGTCGATTGCCTCGGCGAGAATTGCAACTGCGGTGGGCGGGGAGTAGCGGGCTGCTGGGATCACCTGGCACTAGGTGGTCTGCTGTCCAAGGATCGTTCAGTCGAGCAGGATCACCGCACAGCCAGCAGGTGTCTGCGTTCTCGCGCACGGCCTTGGCCCTGCGCCGATAGTCGCCCGTGTAGTGACGACTCCCACGCTGTTTGCTTCTCGTTCGCTCGCGCTCATCGGCGCACCCGGGGCAGTAAGAACCTAAGTCATTCAGCGCACCGCATTGGAGGCATACGCGGCGCACACCGGGGATCACCGGGTCTCGTCTGCCCCGATGATTCGCTTGGCCTTGGCCCCGGTCACCTTGGGATTGAGAGCAGCGTCAAGCGCTTCAACAATCGCAGGGGTGGCGTCGGCGACTGGCCCCGAGACAGGTGCCCCAGTGGCTCCGTCGATGACGGCCCTGATGTTGGCCTTATCCATGACAAATCTCCTCGGGTATGTCGCCGGTCAACTTGGCGAAGTCTCGCTCGGTGAGAACGGCGTCTGCATATGCGTGCCATGCAGCACCGCGCTGGTCCTTAGGTACGGCGGCCAGGTGCGCCAATGCCTCGTCCACCTCATGCAGCGTGGGCATCTGCTCTCCTGAATGACGAAAGCCCCAGTCGCTTTGACTAGGGCTCTGCGCGCATTACACGCGATCTATCACATTGTGGCGGTCAAATGCCGTTCCGTCAAGGGAGCCCTGCTCATGTCGGATGAGGTAGCGGCCATGGCTGCGGGAGAGTTGGCCGCGTCGAGCCATGCGGCGCAGGGTGGGCTCGGAGATCCCCAGCCAGTTGGCGGCAGCTTCGGGGTCCAGCCACACCTCGCGCCCATCGCTGAGAGCGACAGCGGCCAAGGTGGTGGCGTCGCGGGTGACGCGGCAGCGGCGGCAGGTCACGGGCTCGCTCATGTCCTGGTAGTGCAGCCGGTAGCCGCACTCGCCGTCGTCGGTGAGGGTGGGGCACTTGACCATCTGCCCAAGGTCGGCGGCCATCGGGTCCCAGCGCCGCAGCGCACGCACGCAGGCGGTGATCTCGCTGCGGTAGTCCTCCAGCGGGAAGTCGGGCGTGCCGACGACCCACTCAGTCTGGTTAGCGAGGAAGCCCACGCAGGCCACGAGGGTGGCCTTGGTGCCTGTTGTGGCCACGGTGGCGGCAGCGTGGCCGCTCCATGGGCCGTAAGGGCTCATGTCGCGCTCCTCGCGCACCATCCGCACCCACGACTCCAGCACGTCCAGCACGGTCGGTGAGGGTGGGTGGCCAGTGAGCGTCAGCTCGGGGTCCACGCCTGCCACGTTGATGGGGGGCTTGGAGCCGTAGGCGGTGGACATCCCGCCGCTGCCCTTGCGGGGCTCCACGCTGGCCATCGTCGCCAACTCGCCCACGAGCCGCACATCGGCGGTGAGGCGGTCGGCGCACATCGCGCAGCAGTGACCGTGCTTGAGGCGGGTCTGGCGTCCCCGCTGTGCGCACAGAACGCAGACGCGCTCCCACTGATCCTCGCTCATCGTGAAACCTTCCGTCCGGTGATCGCTGATCGTTCCTCGGGCGTCTTGCCGCCCCAGACGCCATACCGCTCGTCGGCGGCCAGCGCCCACTCCAGGCACTCGGCCTGAACCGGGCAGGAGCGGCAGACCTTGAGGGCGGGCTCGTAGCTGATGCGGGGCCAGCTGGTGCCCTCGGGGAAGAATGGCTGGTGGCCGATCTCGGCGCAGGCGGCGCGCATCCTCCAGTCGTTGTGGTCGCGGGTGGACAGCCAGTGCTGGGAGTCGATCATCAGAACGGGATTCCTTCCTCGGGCGTCAGGATGGTGGGGGCGGGGGCAGCGGGGATGGGCAGCAGCCAGTCGTTGGGCGGGGGCTCGGTGCAGCGATGCTCGACGTGGACCGGCAGGTCAAGGCTGGGCGGGTGGCCGTGGACGTTCCAGCGGTCGCGGCGATCAAGGGCTCCGCGATAGAGCTGGTAGGTGCGCCTGCCGAGGGTCAGGGCGTGAACCTCGCCAACGGCCGAGAGCAGGGCAGCATCGACGGTGACGGCTAGGGTGGCGAGGTCGCCATCCAACCCCGTGAGCACGCAGGCTCCGCAGCGATGACGGTGGGCTTTCGGTGATCTGTTCATGTCGTGGCTCCCGGTTCCGGTCCCCGGTTCCCCCTATAGGGGGGAACACGGGAACCGATGGACCCCTGTGGGGAACCGATGGGGAACCGCGGGAACCGACCCCCCATTTTGTGAGGGAAATGGCGGTTCCCACGGGGAACCGAGGCGGGAACCGCGGGAACCGATGGTTCCCCGCAAACAGGGGTCGGTTCCCGCCTCACAGCGCCTCCTGAGAGTGGTTCCAGGCCGGTATCTCGGCGCAGTAGGCGGCCCATGTGGCGTCCGGAATCCGGCCCTTGCCGATCACCGCACCGGCCTTGCGCACCGCCTTGGTGGCTGCCGTCAGGCTGAGGTCCTTGTCGATCTCGTGCTTGCGGAGGGCGTCAAGGACGCGCTCGTGGCGGTCGCTGGCGGGGTTGCCGACGACCTCGTGGCGCAGGCCGGACCCGTCCTCGACGCGCCGCAGGGTCAGGTCGGTCTCGGAGATCGGGAACCGCTGGGCCTCGCACTGCAGTCGGAAGGTGTCCTCACCGTCCCTGCTCAACCGCCAGACGGCATCCACGTCGCCGGACTTCGCGGACCCGCCTCGCTGGCCCTTGGACTCGTCCTTGCCTGCGTGGTCCAGCCGGATGAGGGCGACGCCTTCCTGCTTGAGCTTCAGCCCGGTGTGCTTGTAGAACTTCAGCCAGGTGTCGTTCTCGTTCTCCTCCCCGCCGATGGCCCTGCTCACGGTGTCCACCACGACGATCTCGCAGCCGTAGTACCGGATGGCGGCGAGCAGTTCCCGTGACCCTGCCTCGGTGTCGAGGTAGTTCATGGTGGGGAACGACAGCAGGACGAGGTTGTCGAGGTCGTCGGGGCCGTAGCCCATGGATTCCAGCCGCTCGCGGACGTCGGCTCGGGGGTCGTTCTCAAAGTCCACATAGAGGGTGCGGTAGGCGCGGCTGGGGGCGTGGTAGCCGAGCATCGCCTTGCCGTTGGCAACCGCCGCAGCAATCTCCAGCATGAGCAGCGACTTGCCGACCTTGGGGGCTGAGTAGAGGGCGACGAGCCTGCGGGCGGCGAGCAGCGGCTCAACTATCCATTCTTCCTTCTGCTCCTGCTGCCATAGGTCATGCCAGTCCACGCGGGGCAGGTTTTCGGCTACCCACGACGACTCGGCCTCGGCGGGCGACATATCGGTGCCGATATCCACCTCCCATGCCGGCAGTGGGGGCAGGGCGAGGCGATCACCGAATCCTTGGTCGCTCAGCGCCCGTGATGCCGCGCTCATGTCCCCGCCGTGGTGGTAGTGCGCGTAGACCTGGCCCTTGCTCATCCCCACATCGGTGGGCAGACCGGCGTTGGTGGAGAAGCACACCATCGGCGCGTCCTCGATGGTGGAGGCAGAGATCCCGTCGGCGGCGCTTTTGCCGGGTCGCACCCAGTAGTTGCGGGTGTCGTCGCGGTGATCCCATGTCCAGCCCAAGGGCTGCAAGATCGCCGCCCATGAGGTGGCGCGGAAGGCGTCAAGGCTGGAGGTGCCAGTGAAGGGCTCCATCACCCGTGGGGTTACGGCAGGGGCCACGGCAGGCGACTCGTCAAGCGCGATACGGAACAGCTCGTGCAACTGGTCACGCTCGGCGGCGGTGACCAGCGCCGTGGCGGCGGGGTTGCTGGGTCCGATGAAGGCGTAGACCTTGCCCTCGGCGTGACCCTTGCGCCCGGGTGTCGGGGCGACGATGACGAAGCCACCCTCCCCCCTCGTTTCGGCGACCACCTCGCCAGCCGCGCTCATCGCCAGCTTGGTGTTGGCCTTCGCGGTGCCGTCGGTGATGCGAATGAACAGGTGCAGCCCGTCCCCGGCTGAGCGGATCATGCAGCCGCGGAAGATCCGATCCAGCAGGTCGGTGCAGTCGTGGTTCACGGCGGCTACCCGCAACTTCTCCAGCGCCGCCATCGCCAGGTCGGCTGGTCCCTCGATCTCGATCAGCTCGGTGTTGTCCGATGCCTTGCCCATGATCGCCCCGATGCCGGTGTGCCTGTCGGTCAGCAGGAGGGTCTGCAGGTCATCCCAGATCATGCGCTCGGACTGGTAGGACTTCCACCTGCCGAAGGGCCGCTTGGTGCCGTCCTCGTGGCTGGGCACGACCGCGTAGCCAGCGTCATACCAGTCACGCGCGGCGGCGATGAGGGGGTGGTCGGTGGTTGCGGGCATGGTCACGCTTCGGCCCTGCGTCGCTGGAAGGACTCGTGCAGCGCGATAACTTCATCCAGAGGCATGGACATGATGCGCCGGTACTCAGCCCCTTGGATGGACCGAGAGCGTCCGTTCTTCCAGCGCGCCTTCTGCTCCTGTACCGAGTCGCGCATCTGTGTGGCCCAAGCCTCTAGTCGAACTCGCTCTGCAGAAGCCCCATCGCGAAGTCCAAGTTCGTAGCCGCTGTCATATGCAGTCTGAGCAACAATTCTTCCGACGCGAGTCTCAGCAATCTCCATCGCACTTGTCGTCGGTACGTCAGGGTCTGACAAACGCTCTTCACATTGACGACACAGAAACAGACGCTCAAGCGCAGACCGAGTTGGAGATAGGTGCATTGTCAATCCATTCACAGGTAGGTGAACCGCCAGCGGCGCGGGCTTCCCCACACCGCACCGCTGGCGGCAGTCGGTTACGCAGGCACTAGTGCCAGCGCGAACTTCCACTGAGCGATGGACGCGCCCAGTTCCATGGCGTCAGACGTTCTGCGAACAACAAGCTGCCCGCCTCTCTGCCACACGGCTCGTCGCTCAGCGTTGGATTCCTCGCGCCACCCCAAGGCGATGCAGGCGCACCGAAAGTGCAGGTCGCAAGGCAGTCCACGGTCGTGGAACCGTGATTGGTGATGGGTGAAGCAGTCGTCCAGAATCCGCTGAGCCTTTGCAATGGATTCGTTCATCACTTACTTCAGCCCAGCGGCCTGCAAGTTGCCCAGCGCGGCGGCGAGGGCGTCGTTGCCCGCTGGGGCGGGCGTGGGCTCGGGTGCAGCCGGTGCGGTGATGCTCGCAGCGACCTGGCCCGTCAGGTACGCGGTCGCGGCCTGCACTGCCTCGGGGGCTACCGAGGCGTCGGTGATGATCCACGGAGCCGCCTGACCGGGCTTGGCCACGCCCTTGCCGATCACTCCGAGGACCTTCTCCCCAGTGCGGGACTTCAGCGAGCCGATCAGCGCTCGACCGAACAGCAGGACATCCTCGTGGGATTCCTGAGCGGTGACGTCGTGGACGTTGACGCGCAAGGCATCCTTCTCGCCGAACGATGTGGTCATCGCTGCGACATACTCCACCGGCTCGACGACCACGAGGTGGCCCTCAAGGTCGGCGACGGTGACGGAGGACCCGCCACCTGATGATGGTGCGGAGAACTGCATGATGTTTCCTTTCAGGTTGTGCGCAGGTGCGCAGGGTTAGGGCAGGTAAGTCGTGATCGGCTTGGACTTGTAGACCTCGCGGACAGCCACCGCCGTCTGTGCGAGCTGCCAGCCGACGTTCAGGTCCAGCAGGTACAGTTCGCAGGTGCCCTTGCCAGCGGGCAGGTGGATCAGCAGTCCCACATCGGTGGAGACCCCGAGGTCTGGCAGGTACGCTGTGCGGGTGCTCTCCGCGATGTTGTAGAGGTGGCTGCGGGCGTAGATCGCGATCTGCGTCGTGACCCCGTGGGGATAGGTGGGTTCCGTCTGGCCTGTCTTCAGGTCAGCGATGACCACTCGCCCATCGGGGAGTTGGACGAGGCGGTCGAACGTCCCAGCGGCCTGCACGGCGTCGTTGACGACGAACAACTCGGCGGCCTTCATCTCCAAGCCCTTGGTGGCCTTCTCGTAGGCGTCAAGGTCGCGGTAGTGATGCTCGGGGATGGACTCCAGCGTGCCCCGGTCCAACTGCTCGGTCAGGGAGTGCAGGGTGGTGCCCACGTTGGCGGCCTTGTCGCTCTCGGCGGCGGCCATGGCGGCGTCCACCAGTTCCTTCATCTTGCGCTTGTCGCTGGGGTCGGTGACGGCAGCGAGTTGGGCAAGGTCTGGGCGCTTGCCGATGCCCAGGGCCACCATGCGCTGCTTCCAGCTCATGAGCCCTTCCTTGGAGTCCAGCGCCTTGGCGAGCGTGCTGATGCGGGTGTAGGGGATGGGCTTGCCCCCGCCCTCGGGGACGATGAGTGGACGCCCCCAGCGGTCCCGGGCGATGCCCTCGCCCAGTTGGTTGAACGTGATGGTCATACTTCTTCCTTCATTCGCAGGTGGTTGGTCATGTCCAGCAATAGCCCGAGTCGCAGCCCTCGCCGCCTGGCATCTCAAAGCCGGGCAGCATGTCTTGAGCCTCGGGGATTGCCTCGGCCAGTGGCTTGGCAAAGCGAGTGAGGTACAGGGGGCGAACGCCGGTGCGCTCACGGCGCTCATTCATGGTCGCCTCAAGCTCGGCAGCCGACCAGAACAGGTCTGGCTGATCCCTGCGCATCTCTGCCCATTGGCTAGGGCGAGTGAACGGGCAGAAATAGCAGGCCGACTTTGGTGGGACTAGAAGCCCGGCATCTGAGATGACGCCAATGCAGTCCATTCGGCTCATGCCCAGCTCAATCAAGGGATACACAGGCACTTCGTAGTTGCCTTGCCGCTTGTTGGACACACGGGTGATCTCGTCGGTGCTGATGCCTATGCAGACGGTGGCAGGGCTGTTCTTGCTGGCGCCGTTAGCCTTGAGCCATCGCGCAACCACCATCACCTTGTAGTCGCGTGTGCAGCCGCGAGACATTGGCGCACCAGATTCACCGCGCAGCGGGATGATGTCTGACTGCTTGCCAGCGGCGGTGCCAGCAATGAGGTGCTCGTAGAGATCGCGGACTTGGCCATCTTTGGTGGTGCGCTTGATCTCATGCACGGTGATGCCGCGCTCGGCAGCCCATGGGGTTGCGATATCGCGGATGTATTCCAAGGTTGCCGGGTGCTCTGCCTTCTCGCCCACGTTGGCGAACAGGGCCGCGTCTATGTCGTACCCCAGTCGCCCTTGTGCAGCGAGTACGAGCATCGCGGTGGACTGCACGCCGCCGCCGTAGCTGATCGTCGTTAGTGGCATGTGGTGTCCTTCATTCGCAGGTGGTTGTAGAAGACCTGGACGACCGCATCCGGCCAGCGGTCGATGTCGGCGACGTGCAGGCGGTAGGCGACGACGGCGCGCTCGTGGGTCATGGCCGGTTGTCCGTCGCGTCGGGGGAGTAGCCGGAAGGCATCGGTGATCCCCAGCCCGCGTCCCGCAGCACCTCCACGAACGCGCCGAACCGGATCACCACCGGCCAGTCCTCGATCACTGCTGGGCCTTGGCCGTCCAGGCGCAGGACGGCAAACGCGAGGTCGCCGGGGTGGGATCGCTCGGCCTGCTGCTTCATCGCCGCAGCGGGATTGAACCCACGCCTTGCCTTGACCTCAATGTCGAGCCCGGGGGCTCCGGTCACGTCGCTGCCTGCGCGACCCGCGCCGGTGGACTCGGCGTAAGGCCAGCCGTGGGCGGCGAGGTAGTCGGCGACGATGCGCTGGGAGGAGTAGCCACGATGCTTGCGGTGTTGGCTCATGACACGGCCTTCCTGTTGGCCCATGCGAGCTTGGGCAGCGTGGTAGCGGGCAGGAACCCCTCGGGCGTCCCAGTCATGAAGTCGGTGTCGTCATACATGCTGTCCACGCGTAGTTGCGCCGCTGGCGTGACTGTCGGCGCCAGCATGAGAGCGGAACCAAGGTCCAGTAGCCAAGCGTTGATGAGCCGTCCACGCCGGGAGCCACCGGCTACGGTGGCAGTGCAGATAAAGCCCATGTCGCGCCAGAAGACATTGGCCTCTAGATCCGCAGCACAGCGCAGCCGGATCTCGCTGGCGTATGGGTGGGCCGCGAGCAGCCACGACACCAGCGCCACGCCGTACTTCCGGCGCCGTGCGTCGTACTGGATGCAAGCCTGTGGAATACGGACAATGCCGCCGCTGTAGTCCCACATCAGATAGCCCATGGGATCGCCGTTTAGTACCCCGAGGACGACCGTGGAGCGCGCAAGGCGCTCGTCGATGGCTGGGCGTGGCAGACCACCCACAGACTCCCGGTTGGACCGCTGTAGGGCCATGACGTAATCGCCGTCCGCATGGGTGGCGCGGCGCACGGTGAAGTCGGTCAACATTTCGTCGCCGCAACTGTTGACATCCCGGCTTCCCGTGCTAGGGTGTATATACACCAACTAGGGGAGGCACAATGACCACCACATTCACCACCACCGCAAACGCCTACGACGTCCGCATCGAGTGCGACGTCTGCCATGACAGCAACAGCGGGAGCGGTGCTAGGGCATGGGCCGGTAGCCATCACCACGTCCCTACCTGCACGGCCACTCAGGACGTCCCTGTCGGCTATGACGAGACCGTCTTCTGCGTGTGCAATTCCATCCGCGGCCACGCTGGCGCGCATACCTGGATCGAGGCGTAGGCCATGACCAACTGGACCCGATACACCAAGTCCGCAGCCACCCGCGCCTTCATCGGCGGCAGCCACTACCGGATCGACAAGATTCAGGCCCACTCGGGCACCTACTGGATGCTGTCTGTAGGACAGGGCGACCCCATGGCTGGCGTGTTCGGGTGGGCCAACGTGGGCACCTACCCGACCATTTCCGCTGCCCGCAGAGCTGCGCAGGCGCGACATGCCTAACCAGCCCAAGACCCCGCTGCGGTCCATACGAGTTGAGGAGGCTCTCTGGGCAGCAGCGCTGGAAAAAGCGCAGGCAGAAAACCGCACGCTGTCGGACGTCGTGCGCAAAGCCCTAGAGCGGTACGTCAAGCGCTGACCGCACCCCGACATGGCCCCGCTACGGCGGGGCTTTGTCATTGCTGGCATCACACCGCCCCGCTTTCAAAGCACAGCGGATGAACCCAGCCGAACTCACCTAGGGCGATGTCGTCGCCCACGCGGATGGTCAACCCGCAGCGGTAGCACTCCAGTTCCACGGTCGCGGTCAGCACGCCCGCTCCTCTAGGCGGCGATCAACCGCAAGCTCTTCGGCGATCTCACGCTCAGCGGCGATGGCCTCGGCGTCCACGCAGGAGAAGTGGTAGTGCCCGTAGCCGGTGCGCTCGTCATCCTCGCCGGGGCCGATCAGGTAGCCGCAGGCGCGGCACTTGTTCATCCACATCAGCGCACCGCCAGACGGTCGCAAGCGTCGCCGTTGCGCCAGTGAGCCCAGCCGCCTTCGGTGACCGACTGGATAAAGGCCATGTCCTGGAAGTGGCCGTCCCAGCGGTAGATCGGGGTGCGGGCCAGGTACAGGCGCACGCGGTGCGCGTCGGCCTTGGGGATGCCGACAGCGCGCAGACGCTTGAACACCAGCCACGCGCCGCCGTCACGCCAACCGGACGCATCGAGCATCTGCCAGCGTCCAGATGCCGAGGACGAGGAGCTGCGGGCTGCCTCGCGGGACTGCTTGTTGCCCAGCACGCCACCGCTTTCGCGGCGCAGAACGCAGGTGGCAAATGCTTTCCAGCGCACAGGGACAGTCGAGGCTTCCCTCGTCACCGAGCCGCTGCGGCTGGGACGCTCTAGGTCAATCTGTCGGTCATCGGCGGCCAGCTCTACGGCTGCGCCGATCAGGGTGTCGATCATTACTCGGGCCTTCTTTCGTCGGCGCGCAGGTAGCGGCTTTCCTGGTAGGCGGCGACCCATCGGTCGGCGGCCTCGGCGTCGCGCTTGCGCTCGCGGGCGTCCAGCACCAGCCAGTAGGTGCCGTAGGCGGCGAAGCCCGCCAGCGCGATGCCCACGGCGGCGATGAGGGCGGGAATCACTGGTCGCCCTTGGCGGGGTGGCGCAGCAGAGCCTGATCAAGCAGGGCGTCCAGCAGGTCGCTGTCGGCTCGGGCGTCCTCCAACTCCTGACGCAGCCCCCGCACGATGCGGTCGTAGGTCAGGACGGTGGCCATGAGCAGCACGGCCGAGGAGATGGACAGCAGCAGCAGGGTGTAGTCGGTCATGACGTCCTCCAATAAGAGAAAGCCCCCGCACCAGCCGGGGGAGGGCTGATGCGGGGGCGTGCTGGGGCGAACGGGAGACAGCACCCAGCGAGGGAATAAACGGTCAATGACTGCGCCGAATATTGAAAAACGGCGGTGGGATGTGTATCAATAGTCACGAACGGCCTCCGGCTGTTTGGCCGGTCGAACCGCTAAGGCGTTCGGGGTTAGGTGCCCCGGGTGGGATTCGAACCCACACTGGACGGTGTTAGCGATCCGACCGGCGATCTTCTGACAAGTTTGGAGACTAGTCATGTCCGGTCAGCTAATGCTGTATTCGCAAAATAAAGCTTCGGGCGTGTCGGGCCATGTCTACGACATACCCCCTGCCAATTATTCGCCAGTAGTTCAGGATTGCTTCAATGTAACGAGAGGGAGCAATGACCAGCAGAAGCCCACAGCACGGGTGAGCAGACGACGCAAGGCACCAGCACCAGCAACACCGTGGGAGGGGGAATACCTGTCGTGGATGGCAGCCGAGGGCATCGCCGTCGAGACCATGCGCCAGCGGATCTACCTGCTGCGCGGACTCGGCAAGCATCCCGAGGACGTGAGGGTGAGCGACATCGTGGAGGTACTCAACTCCCGCAACTTGTCGCAGCACTCCAAGGCGGCCTACATCACGGTCTACAAGACGGTGTTCGCGGATCTGCTGCGCATGGGGATGGTGCAGGCCGACCCGACCGCGATGCTGCGCACGCCAAAGACACCACGGCGCTCACCTAGGCCGCTGTCGTCCGAGCAGTTGGCGCGGCTAGAGACACTCTCCATTCACCGACCGGAACACGCCTGGACGATCCTTGGGGCCTACGCAGGGCTGCGCGTCGGGGAGGTCTGCTCCATCACCGGGCGGGCTCTCCAGTACCGCAGCAGCGGGGCCGTCCTGTGCATCACCGGCAAGGGAGGGCTGACCGCCGACATCCCCGCGCACCCCAAGGTGCTGGAGGTGATGAAGCCCCACGAGGGGAACCCCGAGGCGATCTGGCCGATGTGGCCGCAGAGCATGAACCGCGCTTGGCAGAAGGCCGCGAAGTGGGTGGGGGTAGAGGATGTCGTCTTCCACCAGCTCCGGCACTCGTTCGCCACGCGGTTGACGCGAGCGGGCGTGGACCTGCTGGTCATCGCGGACCTTTGCCGGCACTCGTCGGTGGCGACCACGCAGCGCTACGCCAAGGTGGCCGACGATGCGCCCTTTGAGGCGGTCGTCGGGCTCTAGTCCTCGTCCTCGTAGGTGTAGTCAGCCATGTCGTCGGGCAGGCGCTCCAGATGGGCAGTGAAGCCCATTTGGGCGGCCTGCTCGGCCTCGGGGGCCAACGTGGCGGCAATCCCTGCACAGTCCATCAGCAGGGCGCGGACGTGCTTGCGCTCCAGGTCCATGCCTTCCACGGTGACGACGACATCGCCCACCTTGATGACGACCCTCACCGCACGCGCCGCATGATCTCGGCGTATCCGATGGCGTCGGTGATGTTGTCGTCGTGGAACGGGTCGAGCTTGGCGCGGGCGATCTTGAGCAGCACCATCATGGCCGCGACATCGTGGCCCGTCAGGGTGGTGTCCAAGTAGGCGCTCCAAAGCCCCGCGATGCGGTCGTGGTTCGGCCTCGGGTCGCCGTAGTGCCGGGCGCGCTCGTTGATGATGTCCACGCTAAGCCTTCCTTGTCTCGCCGTTGGTCATCATCCGGTTGTAGGCACCGCAGTCGCACAGCAGCCGCAGGTAGGCGCTGGCCTTGGTCCGCACGATCCCGTCAGGGGTCAAGGAGCGCGACCCGCAGGCGTAGCAGACCTTCATATCGCCGGTGAACAGACCCGCGTGAGGCAGGCGCAGCCACTGATGGAGGTACACATAGAGATCCTCGGTGACCTGCACGTCCTGCCGGTTGTAGGTCTGCATCGTCGCCCACGCCTTGGGATCTCCGGCGAGGACTCCACGCCAGGTGGCGAAGCCGCCGGGGTCGTCCTTGGAGTCAAGGCCAAGGGAATCCAGCACCGCGCCGAGCTTGTTGGACATGAAGCGGAAGTGCTTGCGGACCTCGGTCAGCAGGTCCACGTTCACCCACGGCGAGGGCGGGCCGTAGCCCAGTTCCACCATCTCGCGCTGCATGTGCGGGATATCGAACCGGACGTGGTTGTATCCCACCACCACGTCGGCCTCATCCAGCAGCCGCCACGCCGCCTCCACCATGCGCTCGCGGCCCTTGCGCTCGTTGAAGAACATCACCTCGTCATCGTCGAGCCACTTGGCGGCGAAGCACAGCATCCGCGTGGGCTCAATGATCTGGTTGGGGGAGATGTAGTCAGGGCGCAGGGAGAAGGTGAAGACCTGCGCGGGACTGGTTTCGATGTCGAGCGTAAGAACCTTGGCGGGCTGCGGCTTGAGCGCGGCCAGCCTGTCGGAGAGCATCATGTCTGCTGACATTCCTGGCGGCGATGCCTGCTGACGGTGATGGCCAAGAAGACGTGACCCTCCGAGCGCAGCGCCCGAGCTATCCCGGCGTGAGTAAAGGACTCGTCATCAAGGGCTACTTGGAGGGCGTCGCGGTCAGCGTCAGGCAGGGATTCCAGCAGCAGGCACATAGTGCATCGAGGACCCTTCTGCTGTCGTGCTAACCGCTCGTGCTGGAGCGCGTGCGACAGGCTCATGGGCTATCCCTTCGGATGCTGGCCTTTAGGGTGGTCCTTGACGTACCGACGCACCTGCACCTCGGCCACCTCGGGGTCTTTGCGGTACTTGACCGCGAGGGCGATCACGTCACGCCACCATCCGAGGTCCTGCTGTGTGTCGACCTTGCGGGGCGTCCAGTCGCGGTGACGGATGACCCGCCCCACCTTGAACAGCCCGAGCCCTGGCCGCATCGCGTCCAGCAGCGCGGTACACAGCAGCGCGGTGGACACCACCTGATCGGCGGTCATGCCTTGGGCGCTGCCGTCGATCCGCGGGGAGGTTCCCAAGGATTCGATCTCGATGCCGTAGGTGCGGGAGTTGCCGGAATCCTTGGGGATGACCACCGACTTGGTGATGCGCCACGGACCGCCCTTGCCTGCGTGGTACGCGCCAGAGCCTGAGCAGACCTGAACAGTGCCGTCCCGCTGGACGAGGAAGTGAGCTGCCCGCACAGGTGCGTAGGGATTGGTGAAGCAGATGTAGTTCAGGGAGTCCCGGCCAGCGGTGTGGTGCAGGACGATGCCCTGCATGTCGTTGACCCGATAGGGATTGACTGCCGGGGAGTCCCAGCCCGTGACCAGCGTGTAGTTGACGCCGTACTTGTCAAGGCGTCGGCGCAGCCTGCCCGTCCCGACCTTCACTCGGCTGCGTCCTCGGGCTCGGGCTCGGCAACCGTAGCGTCCGGCGTTACGTTGGACACCGCCATGCCGCCCATCAGCACCGCGTAGATCAGTCCGACGACGGCTGGGGCGATGGAGTCCTCCAGCCAGCCGAACGCGACCAGAACAGGAACGGCGGCGATGCCGACGGCGTACAGCCAGCGGCGGTAGTTCGCGGGGATTGCGGGCATGGTTCCTCCTAATGCAGAAAGCCCCCGCCGATGGGCGGGGGCTGCGGGGGTGGGGCTGTCAGTAGGTGCGGACCAGCGTCAGGACAACGGCGGCGGCGGCGATGATCGCGGTGGCCGAGGGGATCGCCCACACCTTGCGCTGGAGGCCGCGCACCTGCTCCAGCAAGTCCTTCATGTCAGCTTCCATCGACTCAAGGCGTCGGGTCATGTCCTCCTCAGCCTCAATGGCGCGCAGGCGGTCCTCATGGTCGGCGAGCTTGGATGCCTGGACGATCTGGTCGGCCCCCATCTGCGTCACCTTCCTGTCAATCGTCAGCAGCAGGTCATACATCTGCTGAGGCGTGATCTCCACGTTAGGCATGAGGACTCCGAGGGTTAGAGAGGGAACTAGACGGCGGGCTCGTCCTGCGGCGATGCCGGGCTGACAAACTCGTCAAGGTCCGCGTCATAGGTGTCACCGATGCCCGCGTACTTGCCTCGCCGGGAGCCGGTGTAGGAAGTGTCGATCCACGTCCCTGCTAGCCCGATGCTGTTGCAGTAGGACGTGATCTCGGCGTCATCGTCGTTGTAATAGGGGATGACGATGACTTCTTGGACGATGCCGTCCTCGATGCGGGCCGCGTGTGCATTGGCTGATGCCATGACTAGACCTTCACTCTCACTATGACGATGCCGGAACCGCCGTTGCCGCCGTTGCCGCTGGCCCCGCCCCCACCACCGTTTCCTCTGTTGGCTGTCCCGGCGGTGTTTGTTGAGCCGGGGCCGCCTGCCGCATAGGTAACGGATGAACCCGTGATTGTGATGGCTTGACCTGCTCCGCCAGCGCCACCTGATGCGCCCGATGCGCCTGCTCCGCCAGCGCCGCCGCCGCCACCGCCGACACTAGAAGATGCCGTCCCGCCCGCGTTTCCGATGCCAACGAACGGTTGGCCGCCTGCGGCGAAATATCTTCCACCGCCGCCAGATCCGCCATTCTGCCCAAGGATTGACGAGGATTGACCACCTTTACCGCCGCCCATCATGAACAAGATTGGATAGTTAAGGCCCGAGCGTGAACCTACCGATGCGTTGCTAGCCGCGCCCGTGCCACCGCCGCCGACTGTCGCAGTAATAGTCGTAGCAGGCACATAAACATTGGTAAGGTATTTAGAGCCGCCTGCGCCCCCGCCACCGCCACGGTTGCCGTCTGCCGAATGACCACCGCCACCACCGCCAGCGACAATTAAGACGTCAATGAAGCCTGCCGCTGTAACTGTGAATGTTCCCGTCGCGGTGAAACTAAAGTAGGCGTAGTCGATACCGGCATCTGTGTATGTCCCGGTAGGCGTGTCCGAGATCGCGGCGCTAGCCAGCGCGCCCGCCAGGGCCGTCCAGTCGCTGCCGTCGTAATACTCGACCGCATCATCATCGGACAGGTAGGTGACCATGCCCTCGGTGGGGGAAGGGATAGCCGAGCTGCGGGCGCTGGACGAGGCGAACACCATGACGGACTGATCCATCAGGTAGTCCTGCACGTCGCTCGCCGTGAGAACCTCGCCCGTAGTGAAGTCCTTGTATCCGCTGCCAGCCATTAGATCGCCTTCCACTCGGAGCCGTCGTAGTAGTAGAGCCCAGCGGTGTCACCGGCCGCCGTCCCGGCGTAGATCACCATGCCCTCGGCAACCGCCGTGCCGATAGCCGAACCGGCGGCAGCAGTGCCCGCCAGAAAGCACATCACCTTCTGGTGCATCAGGTAGGTGTCAAGGAAGTCAGGTTCGGTGACCTGATCCCCGGCCGCGAAGACGCGGCGACCTGCTCCAGCCATTAGAACCCCAATCCGTAACTAGAGCCGATGACCCCGAACAGCGGGTGACCGAGAATGAACGACGGTGTGGCCTGCGACAGTTCCAGCGACACCTCGTGCCGCGAAGGCGTCAAGGTGTGCGCAATGCGGTCAACGCGGGCGTACTGCACGATGGGGTCACCGATCGACGGGGTGAACGTCACCTGCACCGCGTCGGCGATCTCCAGCCCTGACACCGCCTGACGGTCAGCAAGGCTTAGGCCGTCCATCAACACGGTCATCCCAGTGATGCGGAAGGTGGGCTCGGCGTAGACCGTCAGCAGGTAGTCGGCCAGGTCTTGAGTCTCGGTGTCAGTCGCGTGCAGGTAGCCAGACTTACTCAGCTCGCTGATCCCGTACTCGGCCTGCGAGGCGGTGCCCGAGGCGATGGCGGTGCCGCCACCCTCGCGGGTCAGCACCACCGAGTTGTAGAGCAGGTCCGAGCCGTAGCCCACCGTGATCGCGGAGTACGGCAGCGCGGTCCCGCCGAACTCCACCACGTCGGCGAAGCCCTGCTGAAACGCTCGGTCCTTGAACGTCACCCGACCGTCGCGGGCCATGAACAGCACGCCGTACTCGGTATCAGTGACCAGTTGCAGGTAGTCCAGCACGTTGACGTTCGCGTCCACCACGTCGGACTGCAGCGTTACCTCGCCGGTGGCGATGTCGCGCTTGGAGGTCGGCCACTCAATCTCGGTCAGCACCGCGTCCACGCGGGTGCCCGAGGGCTCCGGCGACTGGGTGCCCGCGACCACGGCGCCTTGGGACAGTTGCAGGAAGCCGTCGGCGCAGATCGCCGTGGTGGTCGCGTCGCCGGAGATGTCAAAGTCTAGGTCCCAGTCCTCCACCAGCCCAGTTAAGATGGGCTGATCGTCGGCGCTGATGACCACGTTGCGGCGAGGCTTGATGCTGGAGGCGTAGGGGCTGACCGCCGTGCCGGCCGTCGGGTCGAACAGTCGCGCCCGGTTGTCGAGCACCACCGACGCGCTCGCGGTCTGCACTCGGTCCAGTCGCCGGGATCGACCACGGGACACCGACACGCTGCGAACGTACTCGCTCACGTCGGTAAGCGCCTGATCGCCGCCGAGGGTATAAGCGGTGGAACCGATGACGCCCTTGGTCAGGTCGTCAAGGGTAAAGAAGTTGGTCTCCCCAGCGGCCCCGGCGTCAAACGCGAACGCTACGCGCAGAGACATCAGGCCACCGCCAGCGGCAACGGGCCGTTGCGCCGAGAGTAGGCCTTGAGGGCGTCTACCACCTGGCGGCCGACCTCGGCACCGTCGGTGCCCATCCCTGCGGACACGTTGATGGTGTAGGAGTTGCCCATCATTGAATTGCCGCCGGACAGTGGAACGACAGCCTCCGGCCCGGCCTCGCCGATCATGGCCAAGGTGGGGGCAGTGACGATGCCGCCATCTGCCAGCTTGGGCACATTTGGCAAGTCCGGCAGGCTGATGGAGTAGGGACCGAACGTCTTGGACAGCGCACCGATGCCCACCGTGAAGGATGGGATGTCAAAGGACAGCCCGTTCCAGGCGTTGATGATGGTGTTGATGCCGTCAATGACAGTGTTCACGGCCCGCTTGATCGTTCCCGTAATGGTGTCGTAGATCGTGGAGAAGACTCCCGTGATGAAGTCCTTGACTGCGTTGAATCCGCTAGTGAACGTTGAGATGAGTCCCGTCACCCACCCGCTGATCCTGCCCGCGCTCTCAGCGACGAACGCTGCAATGGCTGCGCCCACCTGAACGATCTTGGATATGACCTTGATCCAGAAAGCGATGAGGTCTATCAGTCGCTCAATGACGAATCCAATGACCTTGATCAGGACGGAAAGATAATGTGAATAGAACTCCACAATGATCGGGACAACCTTGTCCGCAATGAATTGCGCAACAGTCATGAAGGCTTCTCGCAGCGTGTCCAAGGTGGCGCGGTTCTCGTCAAGCTTCCTTTTCACGTTGTCGATCACCTCGGCAACCGCATCGCGGATGCGCTCAAAGGCAGCCGCAACCGCATCGCGCAGCGCCTCGGAGTTCTTCCACATCAGCACGAAGATCGCGGCTAGGGCTGCGATAGCGGCCACCACGCCGATGACAATGGCGGTGACTGGATTCATGACAGCGATGACGCCGCCAATGGCCGCAACCAACTTGCCGACGATGAGGAGAACCGGGCCGACAGCGGCAGCGATTCCAGCCACGGCCAGCATGGCGTTGGCCACGGGTGCAGGCAGGTTGCTCATCCACTCGGCAAAGGTGCCGATCTTGATGGCCAAGCCCTCAACCAGGACAGTGGCGCGCTCAAGCAAGCCCGACTCGGCGATGGCGATCATCGCACCCTCAAAGGCTGACTTGACGCGAGTAAGCGCGCCCGCCAAACCCTGCATCTGCACCTTGGCGATCTCGTCAGCAGTGCCGCCAGCGTTGTCCAACTCCGTTGTCAACTCGCGCAGCGCGTCAGCGCCTTGGGATGTCAGCGCAGCCATAGCGGGTCCAGCGCGCTGGCCGAAGATAGCCATGTAGTCGGCTGTGGTGGCACCAGAGTCGGCGAGCTGCTGGATGATCTGATCGAGGGGGAGAAGCGAGCCAGCGCTATCCGTAGCCACGATCCCAAGATCGTGCATGATGTTGGCGGCCTTCTTGGATGGATCAAGCAGGCGGCTGATGGCACCGCGCAGTGACGTGCCAGCCATTGAGCCCTGGATGCCAGCGTTCCCCAGCAGGCCAATGGCCGCAGCAGCGACATTGAAGTCCACGCCTGCGCTCGCTGCCACGGGACCGGCGTACTTGAAGGCCTCACCCAGTTGGCTCAGGTCGGTGTTCGTGGAGGTGAACGTCTTGGCGAGGGTGTCCATCGCCGCGGGCAACTCGTCCACGGTCTTGTTGTAACCCGTGAGTACGTTGGAGGCGATATCGGCAGCCTCGGCTAGATCCATCTGCCCTGCGGCAGCCAAGGACAGCGTGCCCGGCATCGCTGCCATGATCTCGTTGGAGTCGAAGCCAGCCATAGCGAGGAAGGACATTGCGTCTGCTGCCTGTGATGCGCTGTATTGCGTCGTGCGGCCCAATTCCTTGGCCTGACCAGACATCGCGGCCAGAGTGTCGCCCGTAGCGCCTGAGATGGCCGAGACCTTGTTCATGGACTTCTCAAAGTCCGCAGCGGTGAGCAATGCCGCAGTGCCCAGGCCGACGATGGGGAGCGTGACAGACTTGGTGAGACTGCCGCCCACCTTGGCCATCTTGTCGCCGAAGCCCTGCATCAACTTGCCGAAGTCGTTGAACTTCTGCATCGGCCCCTTGAGCTGGGCTTCCATTTGCCGGAGCTCACGCTGCGCAGACTTGATGCCCTTGCTGTCAAACTTGGACGAGATAAGCAGATTGACTGCCGGTGAAGCCATCGCCTACCTCCTAGGAAGCCAACATCCGCTGCGCATCGCTGGCAGCGCGGTACATCAGGGACAAAATCTCGCCTTGGGCTTGCGTCACTGCCGGGTCATCTCGGACCCCCCACAGGAACCGTTTCTCTGCTGGAGCGGACTGCCCGATCACTTCCTTGCTGAACTGGCTGTCCTTGCGCGCACCGCGCCCAACGGTCTGGAAGATGGCGGCAGCGGCATTGGTTGTTGTGATGAGTGCGCGGAAGGACCCGGCGCGGGCATTGCGGCGCGTGGACACCTTCAGAGAGGCCTTGATCTCCTGACTGCGGAAACCAACATCAGCGCCGGGTCCAGCCTGACCGCGACGTTGCCACGGCCCCCAGCCTCCTCGACCAGACAGCGAGACCAGTCCCATGCCTGGAGTGTTGGCGATGGCTGCCGCCTTGGCTTTCTCTGCCGTGGTTTTGACCTCAACAGTGAGCGCCTTGTAGGCCTTGCTGTCGAGTAGCGCTAGGGCGTTGATGGAGTTGCCTACGCCCTCCACCTTGATGACCGCCACAGCGCCTCACTTCCTTTTTTGCTTGTCCATCTGGATCTGACGCCACCGCAGATATCGCTGCATCGTGGCGATCATGCGCGGGGACTCATGAAGCAAGTCAGACGGAGGGATGTGCCACTCGTAGGACAGGTGGACGATCAGCCAGTGGGCTGATCTATCTCCAAAGGGACGAGGGCATCCGCACTGTCATCGGTGGGCGAAACCTCGTCAAGGGTTTCAATCCACTCGTCCCATGACAGCGAGGTCATCTTGCGCCGTGACAGCGAGTGCCACGCGAGCCAGCACAGGTCGGTGAAGCGGAACTCGGTTTGGAACTGCGCAATAGAGCGGTTCCAGGTTTCCTCAAAGCGGATGAAGTCTGCCGCCGAGACAGGGGCATCGGCGGCAGACCCATCTGCGTACTTCACACCAAGGGTCATAAGCATTGCAGGAACTCCTTACGCAGGTAGGTAGTTACTAGGCTCCGGTGCCGCGAGCAACCGCACCCGAAATCGGGAACGAGTAGGACGCGGTGGCCAGATCGCCGACCGCACCGTCCACGGGGGTGTAGGACGTGATCGCGCAGGTGAAGGCGAACGAGGGATTCGTCGCCGAGACTGCAGCGGTGCCACCGGGGATGACCGTCACTGCGGCCGTACCAGTGCTGAAGGCGTCGTACACCAGCGAGTCAATGCCCGAAGCGCCGAAGTCCTGGTGGATCTCCATGTCAAACGTGCCGGAGCGCAGCCCGGTTACCCGAGACCTCCAGCCTGACCCCCCGAAAGCGGTGGTCTCCACGTCGTCAGCTTCCAGCGAGATGGTCACGGACGCCACGGAGGTGGTCACCGTGCTACCGGCGAACACAACCACCGGCTCTGTCAATACGAACTTAGCCATGATTGGCCTCTCCTTATGCGTAGACCGTGACCACGAATTCCGCGGTCAGGTAGGTGTTTTCGGCAATGGACATCGGACCCACGTTCCGCATGTCCGTAACTCGGCAGGTCTGTGCAGCCCCGCCGAGGGATCGGTCGGCCTCGATGGCCGTCTTGATGCTGCCCGCGCCCGTGGGGTTGGCGTAGGCGTCCAGCGATGCCTGAGCGGTGCGCTCGGACAGTCGCCCCACCATCACGAGGATGGAGACTTCGTAGGTGTCTAGGCCGCGACCCATCGAGGTGTCGTAGCTGACACTCGGCGGCATCACAATCGCCACCGGGGGGTTGGGGTCGTCGGGCACGGTCGCTGACGTGCGCAGGCCGGAGATCGTCCCCAGCCTCGTCGCCAGCCCGCTGCGAATCCCCGAGATCGTTGTCACGCGACGCCCACCACGGTGCGGCGGTAGGGACGCAGTAGCGCGTCAATGTCGGGGTCAACGCGGCCCACTCGAATCGCGCCCATATCACCGAACCCGGCAACACCCAGCGCGGAGTCGTACCGCTTGAACTGGCGCAGCGCCATGATCAGGCAAGCCTGCTTCACGGCGGTTGGGACGGCGGTGCCGAACCCGAACACACCAGTGACCTTGACGCCGAACTCCGCGCCGATGGGGAACAGGTTGTCCCCGACGGCACGCAGCCGAGTCACCGGCCAGTCCAGCCCCGAGGCTCGGGAGTTGCCCGGCTCCAACTGGTAGTCGGTCGTCAGCCAGGTCTCGTCGTAGATGCCGTCAAGGTCGCTGGAGGTCTCCAGCGTGATCGCCGTGCCGGCAAGGTCGTCCACGTCCACCCAGTAGTGATGGCTCGCGGAGTAGTAACGGATCTCGGTGCCGCCGGTGTAGAAGCGGCGCTCGGTGTAGCCGTCAATCAGTCGGGAGGACGCCTCGATGCTGGTCTCCAGCAGGGCGTCGTCCACGCTGTCGGTGATGCGGGCTGCGGCCTTGACTTCGGCAAGCGTGACGTAGCCGTTAGAAATGGCCATGCGTTACTCCCCAGAAGTAGAGGTCATGTGAACGGTCGTTGGTGGTAAAGGCGTACTCGGCGAACATTGAGCCAAGGTCAACGGCCAAGCGGAAGTCGTCGGCCGTGAGGTTTCGGTAGTAGTCCCACTGCAGCGTCAGCGGTGATGAACCGGGGTCACTGCGGGTCGTGCCGTGCTCGGCGCGGCCAGTGGTCGCGCACGTCATCACGACTAGGCCGTCGGCCATGCGGTGCATATTGACAAACGTGGCCACCCACTCGGGGTTGTGCTCCATGCACTCGGCGCTGACCACGGTGTCAAAACTTCGGTCGGGGTAGTCCACGTCCTGCCCCAGTGCGACCACATCGACGCCAGGACCTGACGCGACATCCACTCCGGTGTAGTCGCAGCCGGTGAAGAAGTCGCGCACCGTGCCATTGATGTTGAGACTGCCCACCTCCAGCACCCGACAGTCAGTGAAGGAGTGGGGGAAGCGGGCAACCATCTGCGCAAAGAACTCGCGCTGCTCGGGGTGCGCCATCAGTCCCACGCCTGATCTCGTCGGCGCTTCAGGCTCCACCGTCCCTCGCTCAGGTCACCGCGGAACTGCTTGGCGGCGTGGTACTGGGCATTGACCTTGAAGGTGCGGTCATTGGCGGCTCTGTAACCGCCGTCAAGCGTCGATGAGTTGCGGTGGTCCACGCCTATGCCGGACTGCACGACAGGCACTCCAGCGGCGTGACAGCGCCGCTCGTAGTCGTTGTCCTCAAAGTAGGCAGGGTGCAGGTACTCATCGAACAGGCCGACCTGTCGCACCACGTCCTCGCCGACGCTGAACGCGCACCACGGCGGGGAGGCGTGCGCGAGGCGCAGCACCTGCGGGGCGTCGTCGGTGTCGAACTGCTTCAACGATCCTGCAGGCCAGGTGACATCGAAGTTGGCGACCAGCCACCACGGTGCGAACGGCGTGGCCTTGATGCCGAGATTCCAGCTCGTCGCCACGCCGAGGTTGCTCGGCATACGCAGGACGTAGGCGTTCTCGGCCCAGTCGCGGTGCGGGAAGTCACCGGGCAGGGTGTGCCCGTTGTCAATGATGACTAGCGTGCCGACGTGGTAGTCCACGCTGTCGAGCATCCGGTCGAGAAGTTCAGGCCGCGTCAGGATCGGCACGACCATCACGGGGATCATCGGGACTCCCAGAACTGCCGCCAGTCCTCGCGGTAAAGGGTGTCTGCGTCGTAGTTCTCCACAATGTGATCGCGGGACGCCGGGGAGCGGTCGCCTGCCCCAAGGGCGTAGGACTCGACCAGCGCGTGGACGATCTCCTCCACGTTCGGGGTGGAGAACCACGCCGACTGCGCCGGGTCCCACAAGGGCTGGCCGCTGACCTTCCAGCCGTCCGTGACCAGCTCGGGCTGGGCGGTGAAGTTCTGGACGATGCTGCGGGTCTCGCAGGCGGCAGCCTCGGCGACCGTCAGGCCGAAGCCCTCACCGAGGGTGGGGGCGAGCAGCACATCGGTGCCGGTGTAGATCGCGGCCATGGCGTCGTCGGGGATGCCGAGGCGGTGCTGGTACTGGTTCACCGTCGCCACGCGGTCCATCGGTGCGCCGACCGCCTCCAGCAGCGGGGCGAACGGTATGCCACCCATGCCGCCGCCGGTCTCGGTGTGCAGGTACAGCCAGGCGTCGTCACGCTCACGGGCGAAGATGGACCATGCGAGCAACTGCTCGGCGAAGGCCTTGCGAACCGGGGCGGTGCCCTTGTTAGCGTTGACGATGCTCGTGACGTGAACGTCGGTCGGAACCTTCATCAACTGCCGCCCAGTGACGTACTTACCGCCACCGTCCTTGACAGCCTCGGTCGGCTTGTAGAGGTCGGTGTCAATGCCGTGTGGAATCACATGGTTGGCGATACCGGCGTTGTTGAGCATCTGCCCACCGAAGTGGGACATCGCCACTGGGGTGACGTTCGGCCTATCGCACCAGCCCCGCACCTTCGGTGGTGCGGGGGTGTGGTCAATCGGCACCCACGACACCACGGGGATGTCAAGCTTGTCCCACGCGGGATGCTGGGCGAACACCCAGACGTCGTACAGCGTGAACACCACCGGCTGCAGGTCAGGATTCTGACGCGCCCAGTCCTTGGCATAGGCGGCCACGATGTCGTTGGAGTAGCCGTCGTAGCCCTTGGGCAGGACGGGGATGCCCTCCCACTCGGTCTGTGTGGCCTCCAGCCCATAGTTGGCGGCGATGGCGACCTTGTGGCCGTCGCGCTGCATCCGGCTGGCGAGTTGCTTGGTCTGTGTGCCGTATCCGGTCGGAGCCCAAGGGGCGTTGGAGACCATCAGGACGGCGAGAGGCTTGGGGGTCTTGTATCGGGACATGGCAGGGTCGTCCGTTCGCAGGTGGTGCGCAGGATTCGCAGGTGAGGTGTCCCGGGGGCGCTGTCCTGCGCCCAACACCCCCGGGACGTTTTGCTCACTGACGGACTAGGAAGCCCCGCCGGTGAAGCGCTTGATCGCGGCCGACTGGCCGATGTCGCCCCAGATGCGCAGAGTTGCGCGCACACCGATCTCGTCGGACGCGAAGTAGGCGTCCTCGGAGCGGGCAATCTCCAGTCCACCGGCGATGCGCACCATGTAGTTGCGCAGGCCACCGAACAGGACCGACTTGGCCGAGGTCGCCACGTCGGCAACGTCGGGGTTGTCGTAGATCGGAGCGCCGAGCAGGATGTCGGGAGCGCCGACCGTGGCGGCAGGCTCAAACAGGTAGCGGCCGGAGCCGTCCTTGAGCTTGCGTACCGCGCCGATGGTGGAGCGGTTCATCATCCAGCCAGCACCGTTGCGGACGTAAGCGCCGTCAACGGAGTGGGCGAGGTCGATGAGGTTGTCAGCGGTGAACGACCCCGCGACGCCCGTACTGCCCGCGATGCCCGCAGAGGCAGCAACGGAAATTCCGTTCGGGATGACAGTGCCCGTGCCGAGAGTGAGGAGGTTGTTCGCCTTCACGCCCAGCGCGATGCCCAGATCCTCTGCGAGGAACTGCTCGATGTTGACACCCTCGTCGGCGAGCAGCTCGCGGCTGACCTTCGTCAGGACCGCAACCTTCTGCGCCTTCATGGTGACCGTGGAGAACGTCGGGTCAAGCGCCGAAATCTCGGTGGCCTCCGCGATGGCGGTGGCTGCCGGGCGGGTCGCCTGAACCGGCACCTGCAGGTCGTTGCCGCCCGCAGTGTTGATGACGCGAACCACGCCACCGTCGGTCATCGGGCCGACCGTGGTCATGATCTTCTGGACCTCGGCGAGGAAGTCCGTGGGGACCAGCGAGGAATCGTCGCTGGTGTTCAGGGCGCGGCGCTCAAAGTTGATCGAGCGAACCTCGCCGTTCAGGAGGGCGCGGATGTCGGAGGCGGCCTTCTCGGGCTTGACCTCGCGCACAGCGCGGACCTCGGGTGCCTCGGCGACCGCAGCCTCAATCTCGGCGCTGCGGGCCTCGGCGACCTGAAGATCCTTGATTTTCTGGCCACGCTCGTCAATGTCGGCCATCATTCGGCCGTAGGACTGCTCCTCCTCGGAGGTGAGGTCGCGCGATTCGGCGGCCGCACCATCGAGCAGAGCCTTGGCAGCGTGCCACGCCTGCTGGCGGGCCTCGATCTGCCGGTTCAGGTACTCACTCATGGTTATGTCTCCTAAGACATGGAAGGGATGTAATGCGCAGGGGGAGAGGTCGGCGGCTCCGCCGATAAACCCCAGCGCGGCTCCGCTGTCTGGGGAAAGATGAGAGGGGCTACAGGTCCTTGCCCCACAGGTCGATCTGCTTCTGCAGGATGCTCAAAGGCACCGTCGGGTCGGCAGCCTTGTCTGGCCGCGAGCGGTCCACGACCTCCTGCAGCACGCTCGCCTGGTCATCGGTGAGCGCGTCGCCGGACTCCAGCGCGCTGATCGCGTCGGCGAGGGCGTCCACGTCGGTGTTGGTGCGCTTGGCGAGCAGGCGCAGGTTGCGCACGCTGGCGCTCGTCGCGGGGTAGGCGGCCACGCCGGTGACAACCGACACCTCGTGCAGACGCACCTCCTGCAAGGTGCGCTCGTTGCCGTCAGGGCTCCAGTTGTCCTTGACGGTGGAGAAGCCGAAGCTCATGGTGCGCACGTCGCCGCGCTCGATCAGGGAGCGCAGGTCGTGCGCGTAGGACGTATCGGGCAGGTCAGCCTCGGCCCACAGACCCTCGGCGCGATCCTCCAGCCGCAGCGTCTTGGCGCGGGTCGAGGCAAGCACCATGCGGTCGTCGTGATTGACGTACATGCGCACGTCGTTGCGGGACTTCAACGTCCGCGAGAACGCTCCCGGCGCGATGCGCTCGGTAAACGGCAGCGGCAGGCTGGGGGAGTTGTAACGGGCGGCAAAACCCGAGAAGGTGCCCACCTTGCCCTCGGACGGGTCCGCAGCGCGGAACTCCAGCTCCTCGGTGTCCAGCGACCTGATCTCAACGTCGGTCATGTGGTTGTCCTTTCGGGGTTACAGCAAGTCCAGAGCCAGTAGGTCGGCTTCCATCGCCTGCCTGCGCCAGGTGCGCAGCAGGTCATCGGTCGGCCAGCGATCACCGCTGGCGTGCCCTCGGGTCCTCGTGGTGCCTTGGGCGTTGCCGCCGTATCCGCAGCGGCCCGTCGTGCTGGCCGTGGCGGTGACCCGTCCGCGAGCGCTGCCGGAATGGTGAGTCGGTTGCGGTGCAGGCCGTGACTGAGGTCGGCGCTGCGGCAGGTAGCCACCACCGCCGACGGCAGCAGAAGGCTCCGGTGCTGGCGGTACAGGGGTCGGAGCGGTGCCCGTCACCGAGCCCGTAGACGCGACAGAACCTGTCGCGCCTCCGGTGAGTTCAGGGCTGCCAGATGCAGCGCCTACGGCCGCGACAGCGCCAGTAACGGTGCCGTCAGTGGCCTTGGCTCCGGTCGCCGAGCCCGTCGCGGTGGACGAGCCGGTGATGGTGCCGGTGTTGCCCTCGGTGCCCGTTGCCGAGCCCGAGGAAGTCGTGGTGCCGGTAGCCGAGCCGGTGGCACCGAAGGTCCCAGTCGCGCTGCCCGTCGTGGTGCTGGTGGCCTCTACGAAGCCGGTGCCAGGTCCTCCGAGGACGTTGGACCCGATGACACCGAGGACTGCATCACCGAGCGTGAACAGCCCGGCCACGTCAGCTCACAGACTCCGACAGGTTGCCGATGGCGATGGTGTACGTCCCGGCCGTGGCGTAGGTCTGCGAGGTGTCCAGCGCACGGGAGCCGTAGAACGTCCCCGAGGTGGACGCGGACCAGTAGCCCAAGTGCGTGATCGTCGTGCCCGAGGGGACGTCGAAGACGATGGCGGTGTCGTTCGTGACCGTGCCATCGGCAGGCGATCCCCACGCGGACAACTCACGGGTATAGGAGCCGCCGGTGACCTCGCTGGTGCCACCCGTGGACGGGTCGGCAGTGTGCAGCGAAACATAGGTCGCTGAGCCGGTAAAGCCGGTCAGCATCAGGTTCAGCCCTGCGGCTACCAGTCCGGCCATTACTGCTCCTCGATGATGGCGGTGATGTTGCCGTCGTCATCGCGCTCCACGCGCTTGGAACGCGCCGGAGACTCCGGCAGCGAAACGTTGACGACAGGTGCGGGCATGGCGCGCAGCGCGCCAGAGATCGCGTCGGCGATCTCCTCCGGCTCCACCGACCTGCTCGCCGGGTACTCGTTGGTGGTGTCAGCGGCCGTGGGGTCGGCGTTGACCTCCGCTTGCGCTGCGGCGTTCTGGAGCTGCACGCTCGGCAGCCCGGTGTGCTTGACAGAGGGAAGCGACAGCGCACCCAGCGTGGCCTCGGGATCGAAGCCCACGTTGATCAACTGCGTGGCCATGGTGACCCGCATGTCCATCTCGGTGACGTTGGCAGCGTTCAGGTCCACATGCGACAGCGGAACGCGCAGCACGTCGCCACCATCCACGGGCCGCATGTCCTCCAGTCGGTGAATGTCGTTGATGCTCAGGAAGCCCGCCTGGACTCCCTGCGAGTAGGCCGCATAGCGCTCGGTCAGTGATGCGCGCAGCAGGCCGTCCACGTTGAACTTCACGAACACATCGCCGGGCAGCAGGCGCGACAGGTGCGACTCAAGTGCCGTGATGTACGGCAGCAGAGTAAACGTCACGAACTGTTGAGCGTCCTGCTCGCGTGAGGCGTAAGCCATCGTTCCGGGCTTCGTGGACTGGAGCATCGCCGGAGGGATGCGGAAGATGCGGGCGATCTCCTCCAGCGCGAACTCGCGCGCTTGGATCGCCTGCGCCTTGTCAGGGTCAACGGACGTCTGCTGCCACTTCGCACCGCCGGCAAGGATGCCCGGGCGGTGCGCCTTGCGCAGACCCTTGTGCCCTTCCTCCCAAGCGTCCTGCACGCCCTTGGCCTGCTCTTGCGTCATCTCGCCGGGCACCTCGATGATGCCCGCCGCGTGCGACCCGTTGCCGAAGAACGACGCAGACCACTCGGTGAGCGCCTGCGTCAGGCCGAGAGTCTCGCGCATCTCATCGACGCGGGACGTGCCCTTGACCTCGCCGGGCTTGATCACCTCGGCGTCGTAGATCATGTCCGACGCGGCGACCGTGTAGGCACCATCGTCCACGACGTAGAACACCTGGCCAGCGCCGTTGCGGCGCGGCTGCACCCGCTGGGGATTGAGCACCGAGAAGCCCACCGGCTCCCCATCCTCGCTGCGCACGATACGCACGCACGCGGCATGGGACACCAGCTTGGAGATCAGCCACTGCTGCAGGAAAGCCTGACGAGGACGGCCGTCCACGTCGGGAACCTCCACCCAGCCGGGCTTTGGCCGGTACGGCCGGCGCTCACCGTTGACGCGGACGTAGGTGTCCATCGGAAGCATGGAGACAGAATCGGAGATCAGGCGCACCGCAGCGTAGAGCGCGGCGATGCGCATCGAGTTGTCCTCGGTGATGCTCACGCCCGCACGGGTGCGACGCGGGAAGTCCACACCAGACGCGAACAGCGACGCGGCCGTCACCGCTCGTGACTCATCAGAGCCTAGGAGGCGCTTGAGCATCATTCACGCTCCAGACTCATACCGACAAGGACAAGGGCGACGCCGGTGACGACGATGCCCGCAGGGACAAAGACGAGCCCCGCACCCACGGCGACAGTGGCCAGACCGGCCAACTGGAGGATCGTGGAAAGCATGAAGGCTCCTAAGCAAAGAAGGCGACAGACGGAGCAGGCGCGATGGTTTCTTGATTCATGGCCCGCTCAAGCCCCATAACGGATGCGACAGCCAGGTCAATCTTGCGAGGGCTGTTCTTGGTTTCCTTCTGAAGACGAGTCCCGCGGGAGTCCTGCTTTAGGACGGCGTTGGACAAGTGACGGGCAAGGCGCGGGTCGCCGTCATGGGTCAGAGAGCGTGTGTTCACCATGTCGGACATCCGCTGCGTGGCGGGGGTCATGCGTGACGCGGATTGCGGAAACTCCGTTACCGGCAGCCCATCGGCAGCGAGCACCTCCAGCGAACGCGCCCAGCGGTACGGGTCCGCAGTGATCTCCACGACGCGCCAGCGGCGGCACAACGTGCGGATATGGTCCTCAACGTCGCCGTAGTTGACGCGCCAGTCTGGTGATCCGTCGGACTCCCACAGGCCACCCACGGTGATGTGCGGGAACTCGCCAACCTCCACAGCGATCAGCGCGGTGGAGTCGCCGGAGAACGATCCGTCCAGAGCGAGCACTACGTCGGCTCCGTCGTCAATCGGACGAGCGACGTGACACTCATCCCACGCGGCCTGCGACAGCCACGCGCCTTGGATGCTGACCGGGCGGTTGAACCAGTACCGCTCCCACTGCGCGGGAGAGGTCTGCGGGTCGTCGTAGGAATCGGCAATGGATTCCAAGTCCATCCACGCTGCAGCGGGTCCGTACACCTCGGCAAGTCCTGCGAGGCGATCTCGGTGCTTGGTCGCGTCCCACTTGGCGCTTGCCTCGCGGTGATCAAACACCATCCCCTGCGCACGGATGCGACCCTCGGCCACCGCTCGGGAATACTCAAAGGTTCCCTCGGCGACCGACTGCTCGCCTGGCGCGAACATCGTGGTTGTCTCCATCGCCCAGCCCGATGCGACCTTCCGCTTGAGCAGGTTTCGGATCACGGTCTGGTGCATCCGCTGGAGTGCGGGCAGCACCCATAGGTGAGTCTCATCGAAGATGACGAAGGTTTCCTTGCCGCCATCCTTGGACGAGTCCTTGGCGGTCTCCGGCTCGATGCTGCCGCCTTGGGGCAGCAGGATGCGCGTCAGGCCAGCGTCAATGCGCCCGTACTCAGCGAGCAGGGCGTCCGAGCAGGTGTCGGGGTCCAGCATGTAGCGGATGGCGTCGTAGGTGTTGCCGGACTGGCCCAGCTCGGTGGCAAAGCATGAGATGTTCGGGCGCTTGACGGGGATGCCAACCGGCTCGCCGACCTGATACTCGTATCCCCACGCGCTGACCTCACCGCGCTTGGCGAAGTGATCAAAGCGCACGGGCGCGAACGCCTCGGCGCAGGCCATGAACGCCGCCAGCTCGGACTTGGCGCGGCCCTTGGGTCGGCTGATCGTCGCTCGGCGAACCTTGCGCGTGCCGTCCTCGTTGACCGCGTAGCAGCGAAGGATGAACGAGGCGAACTCGTCGTCCAACTCAATCGGCTGGCCCTCGACATCTCCCGGCCCGTGAACGAGGAACCACTCGATCCACGACAGGATGCTCATCCCGAGGGTGAGCATGGGCGGCTTACTGGCCGCCATCACCGACCGCTTTCAGCAGGCGCTTGCGTCGATCAGCCTGGACGGTCGGGGCGGCTGGTGCTGCGGCAGTGATCTCGTTGTCCACCTGCATCTTCAGGCGCATACGGTCCTCTAGGGTCGCGCCGAACTTGGCAACGCGCAGCCGCAGCTCGGGGGCAGCCTTCAGGTCGCCCTTCCACAACGCGGAGTGCATGAGGGCGGTCTCCAGCATGGAGTCCCAGTCGGTCGTGGTCATCACCTGCGCCTGTGCAGAGGTGCGCCAGTTGGCCCACCACTCAACGGTGCGGGGATGCCAGTCTCCCTCGGGCAGATCGGGGCCACGGGTGGTCCCATCGGCGCTGAGTTTCAGGGCTGAATCGTTGCGGGCCTGCGTGCGCGACTCGCGCTGGAGGACGGGCTTTGGCGCTGGGCCGCGTCCTGGCATTGGGGCTCCTAGGTCAAAGTTGGTGTCTCGGACACGCTGCGGGGGGGA